CATTTATTGTTCCGCCCCAATAGGGCCACCTCTCCTGAGCCGCTCTGTTTATTTAAAACTATGCGAAGGCCAGCAGAATGTATAACAACCTGCCCATACAATCAGTCTTAGCGATATATATTCCCAAACAGGGACTTATCCCTCAAGGGAAGTTTTGCCTTGTTGACGGCAAGCCTTCTTTTGTCGCTAATATGACCGCCCGGAAGGAGTGGAAAAACTACTCCGGGTATTCTATCTCCAAGAGAATACTTGACGCGCTTCCCAGAGGCACACAAATAATCTACAAACGGGTTGATTTAAACCAATACTACATCTCCAACAAAAACAACTTTTACAAAAGAGGGGTGCTGGTGAAATACGGTTCACACAGCCAACTCGTGCTTCCACTCAAAAACTGGCTTGTCAAAAGTGGTTCTTTTGATGAGCCCAGAAATTTGCCGGTTATTAACTTAGAAAATTGGCAGTCCCAAAACGAGAGTGCTAACGGAGTAGCAGTCAACCCGACTTTTACTCAATGGCAATCATCTTGGCAAAGACTGGCCCAAGAGTTTAGGAGTAAATATGCCTAACAAGAACCACCAGAAACTTATTGCCTACCTGCTCGGCTCAAGACAAGTAGCTTTTAACCCGATACTGGGAGAAATTGCAGGGTCAGCCCTTGCCGGGTTGTTACTCTCGCAACTTCTCTACTGGGATTCCAAAAGACCGCAAAACGACAAGTGGTTTTACAAAACAATAAAAGAGCTTCAACAGGAGACTTGCCTTACCCGTTACGAGCAAGAAACCGCTATTAAAAAATTAAAGAGTTTGAAACTTTTGGAAGTTAAATTACAAGGCGTTCCGGCAAGAAGATTTTTCCGCGTCAGTTTGGGGGAAACTTACAAACTAGTTTGTGGAAAAGTAACAAACTGGTCTGTGGAAAAACAACAAACTATTACAGAGATTACTACAGAGATTACTACAGAGAAAGAAAAAATAAATAAAAGAAAAGTGGATGGGATTGTGGATAACTACCGGGATGAGTTTTTTAGAAAACACTTAGTCGGTTAAAAAACCTATGTCTGATTTACAAGCACAACTGAAAAAAGCAAGGGAAAACTGGGTGAAGGCTGCTAAGAAAAACAGCGAGGCGGAAATGAAGATGTGGCAGAAATACGGCGAAATGATAAAGCGGGAAATCGCCAAGCGGATGGGAAAACCGGAAGAACTTGATTTATTAAAAATTTTTGACGGAAAGGAGATAAAATGATAAACCGCAAAAAGTATCAAGGAAAAGGCAGGCCCCGGAAACAGGACTATTTCCCCTCCTGGCTAGGGATGGCGATCGCCATTATTATCGCCCTTATCTGCTTTCTCTTAGCGGTTTTCTTTAAGGGAGAGGAAAAGAGAAACGCCGCCTACCAGGAATACCTGAACAGGGAAAAGAAAGACGGCTTTTTATCCCCTTTATCCGACCAACACGTCTTTCTGAACGAAAGGCTGGGGACAACCGCCAGTATTATCAACCGAATTTTAGACCGCTACCATAGCCCGATGTACGGGATGGGCGACACTTTCGTCAACGCCGGAAGGCAATACAACATTGATCCGGTCTTGCTTTTTGCGGTAGCCGGGGTAGAGTCAACCTTCGGCCGTTTCGCCCCCCCCAATTACAACGCCTTCGGCTGGAACCACGGCAAGGTAGCCTTTAATTCTTACGGGGATGCAATCTATACGATTGCCTCAAAGATTGCCATCCTGGGCTATTACAAGGAATACCGCGCCAAAAAGACGGTGGTAAGTTTTGCCCGCGCCTATAACAAACCATACTGGCAATCATACGTAGGCAAACTCCAGTGGTTTATTGATCTGTACCAGGAGGAGGAAATGAAATGAAAACCTATAGATATAAATTCTTAAGAGAAGGCTTAAAAAGCGAAAATGGCAACACAAAGTGGACATTAGGCGAGTGGAAAAAGTTTAAGGGGAAATTAAAGATGTGTAAAAAAGGTTTCCATTGTTCAGTTGAACCAAGTGATGCTTTTAATTATATTAAAGGAGAATATTTAGCCTTAGTTGAAGTTAAGGGTAACAGCATAGTAGCAAAAGATAAAGAGGTTTGGTCGGAAATGAGAATAGTTAAGAAATGTAGATGGACAAAGGAAGATAATCTTCGGTTTGCTGTTTATTGTGCCGAACAGGTTTTAGATATTTATGAAGAGAAACACCCAACTGATAAAAGACCAAGACGGGCGATACAGGCCGCTAAAAGATATTTGAAAAGTCCGACCAAAAAAAATGCTGATGCGGCTTATGCGGCTTATGTAAGGGCTATTGCGGCGGCTCAGGATGCGGATACGGCGGGTTATGTGGCTTATACTGCGGATTATGCGAATTATGCGGTTCATGCATCGGATTATACGGCTTATGCGGCTCGTGCATCGGCTTATGCGGCGGCTCAGGATGCGGATACGGCGGGTTATGTGGCTTATGTGGCGGCTTATGTGGCTCGTGCGGCTGATGTGGATTATGCGACTCGTATGGCTTATGCGACTCATACAGCGACTCGTGCATCGTATTATGCGACTTATACATCGAATTATGCGGGTATGACTAAAAAAATACAAACTTACTTTAGAAAGATAGCAAAAGAAAAACTAAAACTTAAATGAAAACCAAAAGATTAAAAAACTGAAAGGAGGGATATGTTAGAAAAAGATAGATGGTATAAAAAGTTGCGGGAAATTTCTAAAACTGAAGTAAAAATTGACACTTGCGGAAGATATGCCGAGTGGTATTTTAATGACCTTTATCTTTTAATAAACGACTTATTAAACGAGCTTGAATTTAAACTTAATTCTAAGATTAAAAAACTGAAAGGAGAATAATAAATGGAAACAAACGAATTAAATGAAAAATTGGCTAAATTGGGAGTTAAACGATTTGTGCGAAATGTAGCTCTCCAAACGATGAAGGAATACAGCGGTAAGCCAGAAAAAACGGAAGAAGCACTAAAAGAAATAAACGTAAGACTCTTGGAGCAATTTAAACTCTTAGCCAATGAAGAAATAGATGAATTGATGGCACAAATGGCAGAGAAACTGAAAGGATAAAAATGAAAAAGAAAGAATTGATTAAACTAGGATTTGATAAGACTTTTGCGGCTTATAAAGCTGATGTGGATTATGCGGCTCGTGCGGCGGCTCATGCGGCGGCCTATGCGGCTTATGCGGCTGATGCGGCTGATGCGGCTGATGCGGCTTATGCGGCTGATGCGGCTGATGCGGCTTATGCGGCTTATGCGGCTGATGCGGCGATGATTAAAAAGATACAAAAATACTTTGTTAAGTTAGTCAAAGAATTAAAACCTTATCAAAAAGGAAAGTGGGTAAAATGAATTTTTTATATGAGTATATTCCAAAAGTTGAGGATGTTCGTAAACATATTCAAGAGTGTGAAGGTAAGCATACTCAACAGGCGATTTATTCTACCTTCCACGATGCTCTAACGCAAGTGTGCTTTGGTTGTCAGAAAGTAAGAAGCACTATTTATTTAAAGGAGGCGAAATGAAAACCCTAAAAGAATTTGAAAAGGAATTTGATAAAAAGTTTGCTGATCTTGGAGTTGATGGAAATTTGTATGTTAATGAAAGGTTACGAAATATTAAATCCTTCTTTCGTTCCTATCTTGAGAAAGCGCTGGAGGAACTAAAGATGTGGAAATGGAAGGATATTAAAACGCCATTGGGAGTTTGTAAAAGAAAATATTTAACAATGAAAGGGATTAGGGGAGATTTAGACGAAGTTTTTGATTGCGGTTACAACCAAGCCGTTTCCGAATTAAATCAAAAGATTAAAAAACTGAAAGGAGAAAGAAATGGCAGAACTGGTTGTGATGATAAGAAAAGAAAACCAAGAGTTGATGTTCTATCAAGTCTAAAGCAAGTTAGTGTTACTAAAGAAAGATAGTAAAGGAGAAAACAAAATGGAATTTCAATACGAACATTTAAAAACAGTTGAGGAGGTTAGAAAGCATATTCAGGAGTGCGAAGGGAGACATACCCAACAAGCAATTTATTCCACCTTCCACGATGCTTTGACTCAAGTGTGTTTTGGTTGCAAGAAGATAAGAAGCACAATTTATTTGAAGGAGGAGAAATGATTGGAACTACCATTGAATTACCTGATTGCCAAAAAGGACAACATCATTTTGAAGTAGAGAATGTTTTAGTCTATGGCGGGGTATATGTTATCTGTCGGAAATGCGGTGAAGTTTTGTTTAAAGAATTAAGTAATCCCAACCGACAAAAGTTTGTTTTTGAAGGAAGTGCTGGTGGCGACCCGAATAATCCATTTCCACTTAAAAGAAAGGAGAAAAAATGACCTACCCTATCCGAAAATTTATTGAGAAGATATGAAGACTTTTAAAAAATACGGAGTTAACCACACCTGTTATGGAAATATTGTAACCACAGATGGGAAGTGGCAGTGTATTGTTTGTGGACAAATTTATACAGCAAGAAATGAAGATTGGCCTAATTGTTTTATTTTAGAAGAACCGCTTTTCGAAAATGATTTATCTCTAAAGTGTCCTGTTTGTGGAGCAAAAGAGACTAACCAGTTGGGATTACCAGAATTGGCTGGGTATGTCGGGGGCTGGGTTACTTGCTCTAAATGTAAAGCAAAATTCGTAATACTGGCAAACTTAAATGAAATTAAAAAGAAAAAGAAGGTTGCGCGATAACTTGCAGGATAATTGCGGGATATGAACCTAGAAAGATTGAGAGAAATATACAAGCCGATAAAAGCACCCGCGGCTGATGTTTGGGGGAGGAGGACAGCGACCCCCGGAGAGATAAGCCGGGCATTAAAAAACGAGGTCAGTTATGACGACTACCCGCCGACAGAAGCAGACATCAAGGATAAAAACGACCGATGACGGCTCTTTTTGCTCCGGGTGCGGGAAAAAGTTGATAGAAGGGGAATGCAACGCCATTATTACCCTTCAGGGCGGGTCAATTTGTTTTGACTGCCTGATGAAAAAGAAAAAGGAAAAGAATGAGCAAGACACAACAAAGTTTAAGTTTTAATCATTTGGACTATTGTCCAATTTGTAAGAAAGGAAAAGCCAACAAAAAGTGTTGTTTTTGCAAGCCGAAGAATGAGAAAGTTAACCTCAAAACAAAGAGAGTTCATTAAACAAAAATTGGAGAATCCCGGGATAAGCAATTCGAGGGCAGCGATTGCGGCGGGGTATAGCCCAAATACTGCAAAGAACGCCTTAAAGAATATCATTGAAAATCGTGGCACGCAAAAGTTTATTGAAAGACTAGCAAACGATGACGTGCTAGCTTTCAAACTAAACGAGGGGTTGGAGGCTTATCGGGTAGATATAACCGGGGACAAGCAGCCGGATTTTAAAACGAGGTTGGAATATATCCGGGAGATGCTGGGGCTGAAAGGTTACAAAACCGAACCCCCCAATCTCAACCAGGTAAATGTTGATATGAATTTAGAATTTATTGGTAAAGATGAAAGTAGTACTTAGCCCATGGCAACTGGAAGTCGCAAGGGATTCCCACCGCTTCAGAATTGTTTGCTCCGGCAGACGGAGTGGCAAGTCGGTTCTAAGCCGGCTGGTGGTATTGAAGTGGGCGTTGGAGAATCCCGGTCTGTATTGGATTGTTTCACCAAGTTATCGGCAGGCCAAGATGATCCATTGGCGGGAATTGCAAAAGGAGATTCCTTATGGATGGATTAGGAGTAAAAATGAAGTTGAACTTTCTATCACCCTTAAAAACGGCAGCGTTATTAGCCTTAAAGGAGCTGAGAACCCAGATGCGCTTAGAGGCGTTAAACTGCGGGGTCTGGTTATTGACGAGATTGCTTCTATCCGCAACTGGGAATGGCTTTGGCCGGAAGTCCTACGTCCTACACTTACGGATTATGCCGCACCTGTCATGTTCATTTCTACGCCCAAGGGCTACAATCACTTCTACAATTTGTACCAGCAAGGGCAAGGTGATGACCCACAATATAAATCTTGGCGGTTTACGTCATACGATAACCCCTATGTAAGCAAGGAGGAATTAGACAATGCGAAAAAAGAACTTACGGAAGACACCTTCGCCCAGGAGTACCTGGCCGACTTTAGGAAGTACACAGGCCTGGTCTACAAGGAGTTCCAAAGGGAAATCCATGTTATTGAACCGTTTGATATTCCGGAAAGCTGGAGTATCTATCGGGGAATTGACTTCGGATCAACTAACCCTACGGCATGCCTGTGGGTTGCGGTTGATAATGATGAAAACTGGTTTATTTATGACGAACATTACCAAACGGGACAAACGATTGATTACCATGCGGGAGTCATTAACTCTCGGACCAGGAGAAACGTTACAGCTACCTATGGGGACCCAAGCGGCGCCCAGTGGATTAACGAGTTCGCCCAAAGGGGAATCTACATCACCCCGGCCACCAAAGAAGTCGGTACCAGCTTCAACTCCTGGGTTAGGTTCGGTATCGAGAAAGTCAGCGAAAAACTTAAAGCTATCCCCGGCAGAATTGTGCCAAGTGTGCCGGCAAAGCCCAAGCTGCCAAGCCTTTTTGTCTTTTCCGGCTGCGAAAACACCATTAGGGAATTTGAAACCTACCGTTGGAAAGAAAAAAGCGTCAGCCGGGCGCAGGATCTAAACGAACCGGATGTGCCGGAGAAGGCCAACGATCATCTTATGGACTGCACAAGATATATCGCGGTCAGTTACCAGAAGAAGGGGGAGGAGATTGTCCTTCCTGATGACACCATATTATTTAAAGAAAACGGCTTTTACTAGAAATCTAAAACGAAGGGAGGTGAAAAAAGATGCGAGATTCACAAAAAACACAAGCCTTGTTTGACAAAGCGGTTGAGGACATGGACCAAGCGTTGTCGACTGGCGGAGTGGTTGACAAGTATCTTATGGAGATCGCCCTCAAGGCGTTTCTAGGCCACATTAAGATTAAGAACTACGAAGTCAGAGAAGATGCCTTGAAGTTTGTCGTAAACAAGCATTTAACCGAGAACATTGAAGAATTGAAAAAGATTCTTCCGAAGACCTTGCCTGGGTATTGCAGGTAAGATTTTAAATTATAAAATGAAAAGAGGTGAAGATAAATGTTAAAGTTTAAATGTCATATTAGAGGAATTGCCCCGTTATTATTTAATAGATTCCCAGAAGAAGATAACCCCGCCGACAAACCGAAAGGGAAGAAAGCGGTTCCCAGCAAAGAGGAACAAGTTGAGAAATCTCTTTATCGGGTAGATGGCAAAATCTACACACCGGCTGAGCATATTGTCGGAACAATGATTAAGGCGGCAAAAACCTTTAAATTGGAGGGAAAGAAATCTTTTAAAGATGTGGTTAAAGGGGGCGTTTTTGTAGAACCCCTGAAGATTATTCACGAGAAACAGGCTTTCACCACGGATTGGAGATCAACGGTTGTTCCTGCTACTGGCGGGAGAGTGATGAAAGGCAGAGCGAGGATGGATGACTGGGAATTGAAATTTGATTTAGTTTGCCTAGATGAGAGAGCAAATGCTAAAGATTTAAAGGATATTCTTACCTATTCGGGCGCCTACTGCGGAATTGGCGATTACAGGCCAAGGTATGGAAGATTTGAGGTTGTCAGTATGGATGAAGTGAAGAGTTAATGGTTTGGTAAGGTGAGGTGAGGTGAGGTCAGGTGAGGTAAAGTGAGGTTGGGTGAGGTAAGGTAAGGATTTAGGGGTTCGGTGGGGTTGGGTGGGGTTTGGTTAGGTGAGGTGAGGTGATGTCAGGTACTGTATGGTAGGGTATGGTTTTATTTTAAAAACCAGACGATGAAATATGAATTGTCAATCCCAGACTGCAACCTGCAACCCCACCTGGACATCGAGAAGGACATCCAGGCGAGGAAGAACGGGTTGTTTAACTTTATTATCCGGGTCAACAACGGAAGGATTGTTGACTATAATTTGATGGAGTACATCAGTGCCAGACAAAAATACTTCCAACTTGAAAGAATTATTTGGACGGAACTTACCGTTGCACACCATCATGGAACTGGAAATCAAATCGATGCCGTACGGCCAGATGATCTTCAACGTAATGATCAAGGACGGGGTGGCGAGGATCGAGACACTGGAGATTACTAAGACCAAGCGGATAAGGTATTGACAAACTTTAGCGGTTGTGGTATTTTAGCGCTAATAGTCTGAGACACCTTTTTAGGAGAGTTTAGGACGCCGAACGAAAGTTGGCGTCTTTTTTTATGGCTAACATCCGACAACAGATATTAGAACGAAAACAAGCGGCTTCCGATTACCTTTCCACTAAGCGGGATTTGTGGGATGAGGTGGAGCAGCTGTTCCACAACCAGCTGACCGATTCTATCTCCAAGAACACCACCAAGTCCAATGTCTTTGATCCTAAACTAACTACCCTTATCCTGGAGAGAGGCTACCGGGTGATGGCGCAACTGGCCACCGGCAAGGTCAAGCCGATCTCGACTAACGATATTGGTTCGGGCCAACTGATGAACTTGATTTTGGACAAGTGGGTTATCCCCAACGCCAACGCCCAGTTTGACCTTTTAACCAAGTTTCGGATGACGGACATCTATTCCAACCTTTACGGCAACTTCTTTGCTTTAGTCGATATGGATGTCAAGAAAAACGGCTATGTCGGCCCGGATCTGTGGCTTTTGAACATCCGGGACGTCTTTCCGCAAGTGGGGGCGGTCTCGGTTGAGGATAGCGATTACATCATTGTCCGCACCTGGAAGCCTCTCTCTTTCTTTGAGAACCTAAAAGGGCAACGGGGGTACAAGAACATCACCGAGATTGTTACCAGGTTAAAAGGCAAGACCGGGGACAAGGAAGCGGTTGATTCGGACAGCAAGGGCCAACGGGCCGAGGATCAGTACCCGACAGGCGAGGCGGCCAAGAACGGCGGCTTTTTCGAGGTTCTGACCCAGTATGAAGGCGACCGGTGGGTTGATTACTGCGTTGAGGCCGATATGGAGTTTAGAGATCAAGCCAATCCGCACGAGAACGGCGAACTGCCGGTGGTTTGCAAGTATTCGATACCGCTTTTGGATGATTTTATGGGGATGGGCGACTTCGAGCGGGGGAAGACGATGCAGATGGTGGTCAATTCGGTCTGGAACCTTTACTTAGATGCGGTCAAGATGTCCATCTTCCCGCCGATTCTAATTAACAAGGACAATTTAGCTTCGGAATCCTCAATCCAGTGGGGGGCGGCGGCCAAGTGGCTGGTCAGGGGCCAGATTAACAACGCCATCTCGCCGGTTCAGCTCAATCCCCAAGGAATCCAAACCTTCAATAACACTTACCAGGTCGCTTCTTCGGCGATCCTCAATATGTTCGGGACCACCGATACTTCGGTAACCCAGCAAACCGAGGTGGGCTACGGCAAGACGCCTAAGGCGCTTCAGATGCAGCAGAACCGGGAGAATACCCGGGATAACGCCGACCGCTTCTATATGGAGATGTTTGTCAAAAAAGTGATGAAGAAGATGGTCAACCTGCTTTCCAAGAAGCAAAGCCGGGCGATTACCATTAGGCTTTTCGGGGATGAGATTGAGCAACTAAAGAGAAACTACCCGGAGATAGAGGAGATGTACAGCCAGGAAAGCGGCAAACTATCTATTCCCAAAAGCAAAACCGGTTCGGTTCTTTACGATTACGAGATTGTCAGCGGTTCCACTTATGCTTCGGACCAACAGGCCCAGCAGCAGAACTTAGCCATGTTGATGGAGATGTTTATGAAAGCCCAGACTCCCAACGGCAACTGGCTGATGCAGACGCTTCAGGAACAGGGGTACACTTTGAAATTTGGGGAATTGTTTAAGCGGATCGTCTCCAACTCCGGAATACAGGACTGGGACAAGATTTTAGAGGAGATGACCGACCAGGAGAAATCAGAACAGATATTAGGGGCCGACCGGATGAAATTCGAGCAGGCGTTGATGCAGGCGCAGGGGATGAACCAGATACCGGCCCAACAACCGATGCCGGAGCCGATGCCCGGGCAGATGCCGCCGGAAGGAGGGATAATTGGATAAATCAGCCCTTAGACCGGAAACCTTTTTGGCCAATATGCCGTCGATGGCAGCCGAACAGGAAGCGGCCAAGAAGGGAGCAACGGAAGAAGAAGTCGCCTTAGCCAATATGGGCAAGACGCACGGTTGGCGGGTTTTGAGAGAATACATCGGGAAAGTGGAAGAGGATTTGGACAACAAGAACGCCGAGGCAATCGCCGGAGGCAAAGCACTAGAGGAAATTGGTTTAAACACAATCGTTATTAACCTAACCAAAGAAATTATTAAAAAGGTCCTTGACAAAGTTGAGGATGCCAAGGAAGCGTGTGAAAAATGAAGAGAAAATCAAGGAAGAACTGGAGGCACCCCTTGAAGAAATCCGCGACCTTAGCCGGCCGGATTTTCGCTACGATCCGCCGCCTAATCACGACTGGCGGCAACAAGGTTATTACTTGGTTTGTCATTCGTGCGAAATCCAGCATGCGGTCTGGATTGGCCCGGAAAAGATCATGGTCGGGATTGACGAAAAAGGGGCGCCGATCCTCAAAACACGCCGGGAATTGAAGATGGCGTAAATGTTTGCTTTGGGCAAGAGTTTGGGCCACCTCCCTTCGCTTGCCCGGAGCAAGCATTTAGGCTTGGGTATTCTCACATGGCCAAATCGGTGTGATGAAAGGAGATCGTATGAAAAACGATCAAGCGGCGTTAAAAGATAAGGGTGAGGCAGAAAACATCCTTGGTACCCCGCCAGTATCAGAACCGGAATTAAAAGAACCGGAAGCGGCTGGGGAAGCAGCCGAGACCGAGATTGAAGCGACGGCCGAAGTCAAGGAGGAGGCAGCCGAAACAGCGGAGAGTCCTAAAAAAGGCGCTCAAGCCCGGATTAGGGAACTGCACGCCAAAGCCGAAAAGGCGGAGGAACGGGCAACCGAGGCGGAAACCAAAGCACAGTCTTTGGCGGAAAAGCTTGCGGATCTCACGGGTTCAGTAGAACCCCAGGTGCCACCGGCACCATATTTTCCGCAAGCAGAGCCGGGGGCAGAGATTACCAGCGAGCAGTACAAACAGGATGTTTTGCAAACAGCGGACGCTCTTGTTCAACTGCGGGTTAAGCAATCAGAAGCCGTTAACCGGATAAACAACGAAGCCAACGAGGTGCTGAGGAAATACCCTCAGCTTGATCCGGAAAACGACGCTTTTGACAAGGAACTCTCCGACACGGTGAGTGAGGCGACGGAAGCCTACGTTAAGGCCAATCCGTATTCCGCATCAGTCAAAAAGTTTGTGGCTAAACTGATGAAACCCTACGAAAGGGCAGTCGCCAGGGAGGTCAGCCAGCAGTCGGAGAACATTGCCAAGCAGGTATCCCAAACCGCCATGAGGCCGACCCAAGTTGCCACAACAGAGAAGGAAGACAAAGATTTAACGATCGAGGAATTGGAAAAAAAGTACGGGATCGTTCATTCATAGGACTTGGCAAATGGACAGATTTGTCCGGAAAGGAGTGTGATATAACATGGCAACAGACAACCTAACAAGTACTCTTACGCCGGCAATGTCGACTTACTACGAAAAGGTTTTCTTAGCAAAGGCGCAGTACAAACTGGTCCTTGAAGAAGGAGGCCAAGTAAGAACGCATCCGGCTAATGAGGGTAAGACAGTCAACTTTACCAGAATGTTACCATCGGCGATTGACGCTTCGCCCTTGACTGAATCCTGCAACCCGCCGGCTTGTATCATCAGCGCCTGTACGGTAGCGATGACGCTGGCTGAGTATGGAAAAACTTTCCGAAGCTCAAAGTTTCTTTCTTTGACTTCGATTGACTCCAAACAAAAGGAATTCATTGAAGTGGCCGGTCAATCAATGGGGGAAACTCTGAACCGTGTCGTCCGAGAGGAACTCCGCAACGGCACCGCCTTCAGACCGAATGGTCATACGGTGGCGACCATGGCGGCAGGGGATGTCCTTTCCGCTTCAGCGATCAGGGAGATGGTTAAGACTTTAGAGTTAGCTTACGCATTACCCTATCCTGACGGGACGTTCATGGGAAAGACCAATCCTTACTCCAAATTCAGTTTGCTCGGAGATTCGACTTGGATTAACGCCAAGACCTACTCCGATGTCAAAGACCTGTATATGGGGGAGATGGGAGAACTGTACCAAGTCCGATGGCTGAACAACTTGGACGAGCAGGCCGTTTGCGAGGCAACTTCAACGGCAGCTTCCACGGTGGCGGTTTACTACACCTATGTTCATGGAGACCAATCCTTTGGTGTCTATGACCTGGCAGGTGACCAGCCGAAGTTGTACATTCTTCCCAACGTGGTGGACTCCGGTTCACCTGCGGGCAGAATCAGCTTAATCTCTTGGGCAGGTTCTTACGTAGCTAAATTGTTGAACGACGAATGGGTATTGGCTTGCAGATTTACAGCGGCATAACAATTTAGTTGCTGGTTGGGGGAAAGCCAGATAATTTCCCCCAACATATCTGGCGGTAACTATGGATATTGACTACGGCAGAAAATTCGATTTAGAAGAAATCTATTTACAAATTAAGCAGGCAAAATCCAGCGACGAAAAGAAGCATTGGGAAAAACTGTTTCAGCGGGTATTGAACGAGAGCCGGGCAACGGGAAAATTAAGGGAAAATTTAATCCGGGCCGTTCGGGGCAACGACCGGCGGGCAGTCAGGTATTATTCGCAAAAGCTGGAGAACCTGCAACAGGAGCAATATGGCGGACACTATTTTCAGAAGTCGCCTAGAGAAGACTGAAACTAAACCTCCGGAAGAACCGGTGGCAAAAATTAGCCCCCTTCCGGGCGGCGGGGACAAGGTGGAAGTGCCTTACCTTGATTACGAAAGGCAACACGGCAAGCCTTACCTGGTGGAGTACTTTAAATTGGGCGAACTTTGGAATGATAAGGTCGGCGGATTTGAGGAGGAAATCGCCCAAATTGAAGGTTATATCAGGGAACAGATTGAACAGGGCGAGATTGAGAACTCCCTGGAAGCCGCCAACTACCTTTTAAAGGCGATCGAGAAGGAGTGCAACGCCGACAAAGGGGAAAGATTAATTAATAAAATCGCCAAGATGGCCGCCTATGCCGATTTTTTAAGAAAAACAAAGGAAATTGATAAGAATTCTTTTAAGTATGGTCAAAAATGACAATTCCGGATAGAAAAAATTTACCAAGCATCCATAAAAGCGAACAGCGGAGTAATTATTTAAAATTTTTTATGGACGATCTACAAAAAAGGGTAATTGAGCTATCCTTTAAACACCAGAAACCTCATATAGGAAGTTGTCTGACCTCTGTCGGCTTAATCGACAAAATTTATTCCGTTAAGAAAAAAGACGAACCGTTTATCCTCAGTAACGGCCATGCCGGACTGGCTTTGTTCTGCGTTCTGGAGAAATACGAAAAAAAGGATGCCGAAAAGTTGTGCCTCAAATACGGCACCCATCCCCGGAGGTGCCTCAAAGATGGGATTTGGGTGACCACTGGCAGTCTGGGGCATGGTCTGCCAATCGCCGTCGGCATGGCTTTGGCCAATCCTAAAAGGAATGTCTATGTTCTAACCTCGGACGGCGAGATGGCCGAAGGGAGTATGTGGGAAGCCTTGAGAATTGCCGCCGACCTGAGATTGGAGAATTTGAGAATTACGGTTGACGCCAACGGCCACGGCGCATATTCCCTGATCGACGCCGACCTGCTGGATTTAAGGATGAATTACTTTTATCCGAGTTTAGTTATCAAAACCAATACTTATGACTACCCCGAATACTTGAATGGCATTAAGGGCCACTACACGGTCTTAGACGAGGCGAAATATGAGGAGGTGATGAAATGTTAGAAAAAGAACAACATTTTAAGACTGCCTGCGGGGTTTGCGGAAAAGATTTTGATAAACCGCAGTTTCCCGAACAGCAACCCCAACAGGCCAATGTTACCCAGGTGATTATTTGCGAACCGTGTCTAATGAAACACGAAAAGGGCGAAGGAGAGATAAATGGACATTAAAGAGAGAATTAAAAACTACCCCAGACATCCCAGCCAGCGGGGGGAGTTCGGCTACCAACTCTATAAGCATATGGCCGAGAACAAGGATATTTGGCTTCTTACCGGGGACTTGGGATTTGGAATGTTCGACCCCCACCGGGACGATTTCCCCGATCGGTTTGTCAACTGCGGGGCGGCCGAGCAAGCGATGATGGGGATTGCCGTCGGCCTGGCCCTGGAGGGCAAGATTCCCTTTGTTTTTTCCATTACCAACTTTGTCCTTTACCGGCCTTATGAGGTAATAAGGAACTACATTAACGAGGAGCGGATTCCGGTCAAGATTGTCGCTTCCGGTCGGGGTAAAGACTACGAAGATGACGGCTTTACTCACATGTCGACTGACGCAAAGTTGGTTTTACAAGCCTTTCCCAACATCCACCAGTATTGGCCAAAGGATAATCAGGAAGTGGGGCGGAATTTGAGGGAGATGATTCTGAATGGCGATCCCAGTTTTATTAGTTTAACCAGAAAATGAAAGAGATAATCGCCGGAGCCGGGGGATTCCTCGGTTCTAATTTAAGAAGGCATTTTGGAAACAAGGGCAAAGAAGTGGTTGTCCTTCCGTCCGAGATGTTACTAGACATCGGCGGGATGCACGAACTTCTAAAGGTCAATGAACCCTACCGCTTTTATTACCTGGCCGCCTACGGCAACCTCCGGGGGCAAAACGACATCCAGGAGATTTATCGGGCAATCATTAACAAACTTCTTAATGTCCTACAAGCCACCGAGGGGACGGATTGCCGGTCTTTTATCACCGCCGGTTCAACTTCGGAATACGGCAATAAAGATGTTCCCATGACCGAGGACATGATTTTGGAACCGGACGGCTTTTACGGAGCCGCCAAGGCGGGGGCGACCCAACTGGCTCTGGTCTGGGCGAAAAAGACCGATACGCCGACGATTGTTTTCAGACCCAGTTCCATGACCGGCGTCGGGGAACAGCCAATCCACCTGATTCCGACACTTATCAGGAGTTGTCTTTTAAAAGAACCAATCCCGTTCGTCGCCGAGGCCTACCACGACTATATTAACGTTTTAGACGTCTGCTCGGCTCTGGAGATATTGGCCGACAAAGCCAAAGAGGTTTCCGGGCAAGTCTTTAACGTCGGCATCGGCTCGCAAGTCAGCAATGAGGAGATTAAAAATATGCTGGAGAGCATTACCGGCCAAAAGGCGGTTATCAACAAAGCAGTCCGTTACAAGGCCGAATACGCCAGCGAGGTCTGGATTGCCGATTCAACCAAGATGAGGAATTTAGGCTGGAAACCGAACTGGACGATTATGCAGACATTAAAAGAAATGGTAAGGTCGGCATGAGGGAGGTTTGTTTTTTTACAACTTATGACGAACGGGCGAAGGAAATGGGGCAGGGAATGGCCAACAGCGTTAAAAAGTTCTACCCCGATATTCCGATGGAGGTTACGGTGATTGGAACAAAGGACAAAGGGGGACATTTTGACTTGATGAACTTTTGTTACAGTTATTTAAAAAAGGGATTGGAACTCTTAGACCAATACCAAAGGATAATTCATATTGATCCCGATTCGGTCATGTGTAACCTTTGCCCCGATTTATTTGGTGATTACGAATTGGGAGTAGTCAAAAATAACGTTCCTTGTGGTCCGGAATACGGCGGGATGGCGAAAGATGTTTACGTCAACGCCGGGTTGACAGTCTGCACCAGCAAAGAGGTTTGGCGGGATCGTATCAATGAGTTTAGCAAACGGAACAATACCCGCTGGGAAACCCTGAACGAGCAGAACGCGCTTAATTATATTTACCACACCACCAGCCACAAAACCAAACTTCTGGAGTTTGACGACCGGACCTACGGGATTTCCAGCCTGGACTTTTACAAAGATATGTTTTTGAGAGATAATGAGCTTTATCTACCCAACAACAAAAAGGTTTGTGTTTTCCACGCCGCCGGCGTTTACTGGAAAACCAACAACAAGATTAACTTTGATTTTATTGAAAACGAAGAAGCCAGAGAAAGGATTATCAGTTATACCTTATGAAACAAGATAGGAGGACAAATGCTTAAAGCGCTTTATTATCCCGATATGCCATTTGATACCCTGTTCATACCATACATCTACAAGGAGATTTACCTTGAGGGGGTTTACATTGACATTATGAACAGCCTGAAAAACACGGAGAACAATGTCATTGTCGACATCGGGGCAAATATCGGCTGCACGGTCCAGTATTTCCGCGATTACGCTAAGGTCTATGCGGTTGAACCGGCAAAGGAACACTTTGAAGCCTTAAAGAAAAACAAGGATTTCAATAAATGGGACAATGTTGAGGTCTTTAATTTTGCCATTGCCGGCAAAGACGGCGAGATGACCCTCCATACCCACGACGGCAACCGGACCTGCCATTCGCTGACCAACGATTATAAACAAGGCGGATATACGGTCAAAACCAAAACCCTGGAGACGTTTTTCAAGGAAAACAATATCAAGAAGGTGGACTTTATGAAGTTTGACGTCGAGGGGGCGGAGGAGAGTATCTTATGCGCTCCGGAATTCAGCAATGTTACCCATATTATCAAGAAGATGATGGTGGAGTTCCACTATCCCAACTTTATGGACATTGTTAATCATTTAATCGGCTTAGGGTACAAAGCAAAAAGGTATCCGTCAAGCGCGGTAATCTTTTTATTTGAACAATGAATATAACGATAAAGATATGAGCGAATCTGTTGTCTTTTTTACGATTGTCGATGACCGCTACTATTATCCGGTGGGAACACCGAAACTGATTTCGTCTTTTAAGAAGTTCCACCGCGAGATTGAGCTGGTTGTTTTCAGGCAGGATTTGATTGACCGGGTGTTCAAAGAAAAAGGGGTCAACTTTTACACCGCCAAGCCGACATTCGCCAAGCTACTGGCTCCCCATTATGACCTGGTGGTCAACATTGACGCCGACAGCGTTATCCTGGGGCGGTTGGAGGCGGTTTTAGCACAAGACTACGAGGTCGGGGCGGCCTGGAACTTCAACGATTACGAGAATATGAGCGTGGAGAATGTCAGCGAGGAGATGTTTGTCCAGGCGGGGCTGGTGGCCTCCCGCAACAAGCTCTTTTGGGACATCTGGGAGCATGAAAATCTGAAGGCAATGAAATACCCGGCCAGGGAGAATAGCACCCTGAACCTTATCTGGTACAACGACCCCGATGTTTCCAAGATGAAACGCAAGATATTCGACAAGGACAAGGACTACTACGGTTGTAAGAGCCTAAATCGGGAAAAAGAGTTCTACCTGGGAAACGGCCGGGTGATGTGCCGAGGAGAACAGGTTTTGTGCTACCACCACGCCAAAGGGGGCCATTTGCCTAAGCTGGTTTACGAGACGATGGGTTTTCCTAACGAGGTAGTTGATTTTATGAATTTTGTTAGCAGTTATGGAACAAGCGAACGCTACGCCGCAATTTAGATGAGAGACTATTATTCTGTGATGATGCCGCCTTACGAACCCACCAGTGGGGGGATTAAGGTGATGTGGGGACTCTACGGTGCCTTGTTGGCTAAAGGCCAGATTACTTACGCCAACGCCACCTCGGAAAACAAGAACTTCACCGCTATCTACCCGGAGATTTATCCGAATACCAACCCTGCCGGGGCGAAAACAGTTGTCAGGTATATTTTAAGGGAGCCGGGGACGATGGCTTTGTATGGAGTTCCTGGTCCAACAGCCTTTGACCCTAAAGACAAGATTTACGTTTTTAGCCGTCTTTACGATACTTTCGGGGTAGACGACGACCACATTCTTTTTTTACCGGTAATTGACACAAACTTGTTTTACGACAAAGGGCGGAAGAGAACCAAGACTTGTTTTTATGTCGGCCACGGGCAGGAAACCGAACACCCGGACGACTGGCTGGAATTGAGCCGGGAGATTATCAGCAACCAATCACTTTTAGCAGACACGCTTAACGAGTGCGAAGTAATGCACTCTTTTGATCCGGTTTCGGCGATGATGGAAGTCGCCAGGCTTTGCGGTTGCCGGGTGGTGATTTCCCCCTCGCTTTACACCAGGGAGCAGTTTGCCAAATATGAACCGGGGATGAACGGTATCAGTTGGGGGCCGGGGGAGTCGGTGCCTTTGGACAGCCGGGAGTTCCGCCGCCACTATTTGGGACTGCGCCAGCAGTTCTGGGACAAGTTAGATTTGTTTATTAAGGAGACAAAAAATGAAACAGATTAAAGTTTTCGCTTTCCCCAGCCACTCAGCCAAAGGCCACTCCAGCGGGGTTGACTACGCCCGGGTAAACCAGCCGATGAAGTTTTTAAACGGCTACAAAGATAAGGACACCGAGTTTAAAGTCGACCTCTGGTGCGGCGACCCGATTAGTTTGCAAGCCTGGTCCTCTTTAGTTAAAAAATACGACCTGGTTTACTTTAATTACACGGTCAACGACTGGGCGTTTGCGGCGATGGGGTCGATGGTCAGAAAAGAGGGAAAGAAAATGATAATGGATTTGGACGACGCCCTGTGGCTGATGAATAGCGACAACGTCGTCTATGAAACCTACAAAAAGGGTTCTAAGGGCTTGAATATAGTGACGGACATCATCAATGAGGTTGACGCCGTCACCTGCACCAATAGTTATTTGAGGAACGTTATCGCTAATTATACCCACAAGCGCCACGACCAAATCGGGATAATGCCCAATTACATTGACCTGGAACTTTACAATTCAATCCCCAAGCCGAGGGAGTCACCCTTTATCAACATCGTTCACTACGGCAGCAGCACCCACTTCCGCGACCTAAAGTCTTTCGGCTTTGTCGGGGGGGTGGACAGGATAATGGCCGACTACCCCAACGCCAGGTTTATCACCATCGGTTCTTTCTTTTCCGACTTTAAAATGAAATGGGGCGAACGGTACGAGGAGGAGTTTGGCCATCTTGAATTTATTAAATGGGCGAAAGAGAGATTTCCGGAGACAATGGAGAAAACCGATATTTTTGTAGCCCCCCTGGAGGAGAATAATTATAACAAGGCCAAATCGGACATTAAAAGGCTGGAGGTGGCCACCGCCAAAAAACCGTTTATCGGCCAGGACATCAGGCAATATCGGGAATCAATTACCGACGGGGTTGACGGGATGTTGGCCGGGAACGCGGACGACTGGTATTTGAAGATAAAAACGCTGATTGACGATCCGGAATTAAGGAAAAAAATAGGGGAGGAGGGTTACAAGCGGATGGCCAGGGACAAGCAGATGAAAGACCATATCCAGGAATACGCCGACTTTTTCAAAAAGGTCTTGACAAAATAAATATAATTTGGTATTCTTTTCTTGTCAGTAATTCGTCCATGGCGACGAAATATGACCCTAAACCCGAAAGGGAAGGGTCTTTTTTGTTTTAAGGAGGTAAAATATGAGCCCTTTCGTTTCGGAAGCACAAAGGCGGTATCTTTGGGCGAAACACCCGGAACTTGCCAAAAAGTGGACCGCCGAATACGGATCAAAAATAGTTCCCAAGAAAAAAGTTATTAAAAAGAAAAAGTTTAAAAAGACAAGGAGGTAAATATGGCAAACCCTACACCAGTTCCGACACCAACTTATACACCATCTTATGCGTCAAGTATTCCAAGAGGCGATGTTTTAGGCGCCCAACAAGTTGCCGATTGGAATACCCAATGGAACCAAATTTGGAACCAGGCCTGGAATGCTGGATACAATCGTTCTTCTATGCCCTCGGTTGACCCGTCTTTCCAAAGCGCGGTTAATCAGGGGTATTCAGCCGGTTTGTCGGCGGCTCCAGCCATAAAAGACACAGGAGGGGCGAAGCAAACTACATCTTACAATCTGTCATCTCAACCCTCTCAGTCTTACAACCCGTCAAATCAACCTTCTGGCCCATCGGCCGAAGACTTAGCTAGGCAACAAGCGGAAGCGGCCTTGAACCAAGGTTATAACGACTATTTTGCCCAGCTTGACAAACTTCTTAACGAAGGCCTACCGGGACAAAAAAGCGCCCAAGAGCAAATCGCCCAGGAGCAGTACCAACAAGGCTTAAATACTTTAGGACTACAGCAAACCCAGGGATTGCAAACTTTGGGGACACAAAGAACCGAGGCACAGCAAAACCAGCAAAAAACCCTAAAAGACCTCGGCGCTAACCTAAGGAACGCTTTTATGGCAGGGAACATCTTTCTTGGCGCCAGGGGAGCAGGCGATAGTTCGGCGGCAAACCAATACGCCTATGCCCTAACCAAACTGGCTAACCAGCAAAGAGGCGACATAATGACCAAAACCCAGAACATTATGCGAGACATCCAGAACAAAGAGGACAACCTTAAAAACATTTACGATACCGAGGTTAGAAATCTGGAGTCGCAAAAGAACGCCAAAATGGCGGAGATTGCCAAGTGGTTCTATGACGCCCAGAATACCATAAGTTTGCAAAAAGGCGCGGCTCAAAAGGAAAGATCGCAGCAATTATTGAATATAGCGGTGAGCAACCTGCAAATGATTCAGCAGGAGGCGGCCAACCAAAGATCGCTTCTTGAACAATGGGTGGCAAACAAGGCGACTGACCTTCAGGGATTGTTAAGAAATATGGCGGCGGTAACTTCGGGAACTTACAATTACCCGACGACAAACCCACTTACCGGTCCTATGACTGTCAATCCCGAAGGCGGGGTTAATATTCCGAAATATGTGCCGTCAACGTCAACAGAGGAGAAAAAGTCGATCTTTAACCAGCCATATAGTTACATTTCAGGGGCAGCTAATCCAACCAATTATTGGACAACATTATTAGGGAGGTAAAAAATGGCCTCACTTAGGGACCTGGCGGAAAGGATAAAGGCTTACTTTAACCCAACTTCAACCGTTGGACAAAATTTCTGGTCAACACCGGTGGCGCAGAGGTTAGGCCAGGCCCAACAAATAACCGAACCGATTTTGAAAACGGTACAGACAATCAATCAATACAACCCCTATGCCAGGATTGTAGAACCTATCGAGATGGGACTAGCCAAACAAATCGGGAGACCATTGGTAAATTACGGTAAGTTTATTGGGGCAGGTTTAATTCAACAACCTATTTTGGCAGCAACCAAAGGCAAAATAAATGTTCCCTTTTACTCGCCGCAGGAATTCGAAAAAGTAGCCACTCCTAAACAAGCGGCCCGGGAAGGAGTAAAGAACATTACTGGAGCAGCATTATCGGCGACAAGTCTTTTCAGTCCAACAGCTATCGCTTATCGTGCTTTCCCCGCCATTTACGGAATTGGCTCGAAGCAAGGAATTGGCAAATCGATTGAAGAATTTGCTGGGCCAAGTAGGCTAATAGAAACACTTACCAAGAGTCCAGGGTTTGAAGAAACAAAAGTAGGGAAAGCGATTGACACAGCAGAGTTGTTAATTGGTCTAGTTCTTAATCGAGGGATTGATGACATGGTTATTACTGCTATCAAAAACAGGTTTGGTGCTTCTAGCAGGCTAACAAAGTTAATGGAAAAAGCACCGGCAATGGGGTTGACCGATGTTTCGCCGAATGTCTTTAAGATTCACCCGGAAGATCAGGACGTTATGGAAAGGTTCTATGATGCCGTTAAATTTAAAGGGAAAAGCAAACAACCATTGGGAGATTTAGGGAGGAGTGCTCAAGATATTGCCGAACACTATTTTGGGGCAAAGTGGCGCAATGTTTCCAATAAAAAGTTAGCCGATGCTTTTGCTTGGGCCTTGGATGTTAATCGGAATATACCCTTAGTGTCTAGGGGAAAACTCCCCAAACTTGGAATAATGGGATTTACAGAAGGCCCCGTAGGTCGAGAAGGCCAAGCAATATCAAAGCTAGGATTAGGAGTTGGACAAGAAGTTCCCACCAAAATCGTTTCATCTGATTTTACCAAAGTAGAAAATAAACCCCGATTAGGTATGCAATCGGAAATAGAATTACAAAAAGCCAAGGTTTTACCCGATCTTTCAGCACCGCCCAAATCATTACCTGAATCACAAATAGGCCAAATAGAACGTAAGCCTTCATTACAAGATCAGCAAGCATTAAATGATATTATAGCACAAGGAAACAAACAAATCGGTTCGGCTACTGAGCAAGGCGGAAAATCACTTCGTCAGATGTTTAGCGACTTTTATACCCAATGGATTGACCGATATAACCCGATTGTTCAAGCCTCAAGAAAGGCGAAAGAAACCTTAAAAATTAAAGGGGCAGAGTTAAGGCCGGAATACGATCCGGAATATTTGGTAAGAAGGTTAACCGGAGCAGGGGGGATTGCCGACTATCGCTTCCAGACAGAACTTAACCCTATAATCAAGTCGATTGACCAAGCGGGGATTCCCAAGCTGGACCTAGACACTTACTTGGCTAACAAAAGGATTGCCGGGTTTGGAGAGATTGGCCGAAAGATCAAAGGAGCCGACCCGGAGCAGGCGAGACAGATTGTAACAGCGATTGAGGCAAAATATCCCCAAATCGGCCAGATTGCCCAAAGCCTCTACGACTACCAGAACAAAGGCTTTCAGGAGATGATCGACGCCGGTTTCCTTTCCGAAGATACCGCTAAACTTATTCGCCAGCAAAATCCCGACTATTCGCCGTTAAAGAGAGTCATGGACGAAGTCAACGACTATCTTGGGTTACCGACCAGAAAGACAATGCAAGGAACGCAACCGATCTTCAAGATCAAGGGTTCGGAAAGAAAGATCGAATCTCCACTAGAATCAATTATCGGAAATACTTTTAGTCAAAGGGCGGCGATAGAGAAGAATCGGGTCGCCAGGTCGATTGTCGGGCTTCAGAATATAGCACCAGAATTAGGTTTCAAGAAAGTCGGGTCGGCAGGATCGGACACCATCACGGTTTGGCAAAACGGGAAGAAAGAGTATTGGCGGGTCGGGAGCGAGATTGCTGAGGTAGCTAAAGGAGTAAACGAGGAGGCGATGAATCTGGTTCTTAAAATCATCAAAGCCCCTGCTTCGATACTAAGACAGGGAGCGACCGGTCGTAACCCGGAGTTTATGATTCCTAATGTCGTTAGAGATCAACTGGACGCCGGGATTTCTTCAAAATACGGTTATATTCCTTTTGTTGATTATGTAAGCGGTCTTTGGTCTATGTTAACTAATGATGAGGTTTACCAAAAATGGCAGAAGTCGGGAGCAAAGATTGATTTAGGCGAATTATCGGGCAAAAAGTCAATTAAGGCCATGTTTGACGAGAAAACCAGCAAAAAGAATTTGTTTAGTTGGCTTAGTTCAGGATTGAATATTCTCGGTAGGTATTCGGAACAGCCGACAAGGGTTGGATTGTTCAAAAAAGCCTACGAAAAAACCGGTAACGAGTTATTGGCGGCGGTGGAGTCGAGGGACGCTACCGTTGACTTTGCCCGCATGGGGTCAAAAATGAAAGTAGCCAACTCAATTATTCCTTTCCTTAACGTTGGCGTTCAAGGATTCGACAAACTTATCCGCGCCGTCAAAGACAACCCCTTTAGAGTTCTAATAACGGCGGGTATTTATGGAGTATTACCCCAGATAACCTCAACCATTTACAACCTGCAAAACTTCCCGGAGGAATACAAAGAGATTCCCCAATATGAGAAAGACAGCAACTTTGTCTTGGTTAAAGGGAGAAACAGCAAGGGAACCGTCGATTACATTACTATTCCCAAAGGGAACATTGTTCCGATCGTTGCTAATCCCGTCCAATCATTTTTAGATTATCTTTACAAAACCGACAGCCAGTCTTTTTATAACATGGCTATGAACGTTATGTCCGACACGCTCCCAATACTGGGGCAGGGTTCAAGTCTCAAGGAAATCGGCCTCAAAACTATCGGAGGCAACCTTCCCCAAGCAATTAAACCAATTACGGAAAACCTTATCAATAAATCTTTCTGGAAATACAACCCCAACAAAGAACAGGCAAAAGAGATTGTTCCTTCTTATTTGCAGGCCCGGCCTGCTTATTTGCAAAAATACGCTTTTACGCCCAAGATGTATCAAACAATCGGAGCAGTTCTAAACGTCTCTCCGCTTCAGGTTCAGAATTTAATGGAAGGTTACTTGGCCGGATACGTTAAAATCCCCGCCCAGATTATTGATATGCTTTACCAATCATCGAGAAATGAACCAGTTAATCCAAACAACAAAACTATTTTAAGAAGGTTTATAAAGGAAACTTATCCTTCAAGTGGTTACCAACCGGTTCAAAAACCGCCGGGACCAGGATTAATTGAAAGAATTACCAGTCAAGTCGAAGCGGCCGGGAAAGGGACAGCGATGAGTCCGGCGATGGAGAAATATGCGATTGAGGATAAAAAGTACGAAATGAGATCGAAAAAATTAAAAACCGCCGAGGTAAACGGCAAGGTCCTCTACACAAAAGAGAATGGCGACATAAGGGTGATCGATCCCGCGTTCCAACCAACACCACCAAAAATTACCGGCTTGACCGAGTTAGATAAGAAATCAATCTCCAGGTTTAATGGAGAAATAACCCAAAAAGCGAATGATATTTACGATCTGTACAGGGCAGGCAAAATAAGTGTTGAAGAAGCCGATAGACAACTTACCGACCTAAAGGGACTTAAGGAGAAATATGCCGCCCCCAAGAAGGCCAAGAAACCCGCGAAGATCACCATTAGGAAAGTGTCCGTTCCTAAAACCAACATCAAGATTAAGAAAGCCGGAGCTTTGAAACTTAAAAAAGCGCCGGTAACCAAAGTAACCAAGATTAAACCCAAAAGCATTAAAATCGCCACTACCAAGTATAAATTGCCCAAAGCCAAGAAAATTAAGGGCTTGACGAAAGGGATAAAAATAGTATAATTAGTAAAGGATAGCCCATACCTATTGAATGTTAGGAGAAGGCAGGCCTTATTGGCCTGTCTTTTTTTGTGGTTTAAAAGGAGGAAATATGGCAAAAGTTATTTCAACGTTGAACGATGCAATCAACTACCTCAACACTCTTTACGAGTCCGACAGCCAGCCGCCGACCAGTGGCGACGAGGACTTTATCGTTTGGACAAACCTCTTTAATCTCGCTATCTCGCTTTGGGAAAAAGAGGAAGGTGTTTTATGGAGGGAATTATTTGTCGAGTTGGCCGACGCCGCCGATGGGGGCAAAACCACCGACGGGACCAACAGCTACCAGCTTCCTTCCGACTTCCGGTTCCCGGCTTCCGGCTATGTCTGGGTCGGAGAGGGTAACGGCAAACCCCCCCACAAAGTCATCAGGCCGCAGGACAAGCAGCTTTATGAGAACAATACCGATAACTGGTGCTACTTTTTGGCAGACAAGACGCCGACCTTGGAGTTCAACCCTAATTTAAATATGTCGACCGGCGAGACAATCAACTATATGTATTACAAAAACGCCAGCAAGGTCAGCGGCGGAACGGATACTTTCGAAATGTCCGATCCGATGTTCGTCGTTTACTACGCCCTTTCGGAGTTAAAGAAAGACGAAGGCGACGACTCGGCGGCGGCGATTGCCAGCCAGAAACTTGAAGCGATGAAAGCCTTAAATATGATGCCCGCCTGGTACCAGACCGAGGCGATAGTCAACAAAACGGAGGACGGGTTTGGCCTATGAAAATTCCTTCAAGCCGATCAAAAGCCAGGGCGATTACCCTCACGATAGACAGTTTTAAGGGGGGGACGAACACCCTGATGGATGAGGCGCGGATGCCTGCCTATTTTGCGGTGCAGAGCAATAACCTAATGCAAACCGCCGACTCGGTTTGGAAAACAAGATGGGGGACGGCCGAATACGGGGCCGAACACGCCTCCACGATTGACGGAGCATCGGAGTACCTTAAAGCAGACGGGACAACCGAGTTAATCACCATCTCCAATGGCAAGGCTTACAAATCAGTCGACGGGGGAGCCTTGACGGAAATCTCCGGGGCAACCTTTACTCCCGGTTACCAATGCTACTTTTTACAAATGGGCGGTTATGATTCTTCCAACAACTATTGGAACTATTTGTATATTGCCAATGGGAAAGACACCCTGGCCCGGTATGACGGGAACGATATTCATACCTATTCCGCCCTGGAAGCCCCGAAGAACCTAACCGCTTCTTTGGTGGCTTCGGGACTTTCCAGCGGAACTTTCACTTACTATGCCGAAGTCACCGCTTTAAACGATGTCGGGGAGACCATCGGCTCAAACGAGGCCTCAATTACTTGTAACAAAGAAAGGGAGAATTGGATCGCCGACACCGACAAGGGAATTTCCTGGCGTTGGGATGCGGTTGCCGGAGCCAGCCGTTATCAACTTTATCTTGACAGCGAGGCGGGGCACGAAGCCCTGTTGGTTTCGGTTCCCGGCACATCAACCGATTTTACCGACGACGGTTCATTGGATATTAACCCCTATGTTACCCCTCCGGAGCAAAATACCACTCCCGCCCCGAAGTTTAAGTCAATGTGTGTTTCAGGGAATAGGATATGGGCGACTAACGACCCCGGTTCCCGATATACGGTTTACTTTTCCGGAACCGGACGCCAAATTGGCAACTTCTCTGACTTTTATGGTGGGGGTTGGATTAACTTGGAAAAGGGCGGTCGGGAAATACCCGTAGCGGTCAAACACTACCAAACCGGGGCGGGTGAAGGTAGGTTGACGGTTCTTTGCAAGACACCAGACGGCCACGGTGCTGTTTGGCAAATAGTTATTGCCGACGCGACAGTCGGCGACTCTCACTTTTCTATCCCTTCCGCCATCAAGGTTTTCGGTTCTTTCGGCACGGAATCCATCTTGGGAGTGGTGGCGACCGACAACGACATCGCCTTCCCTAATCGCAAAGGCTGGTTCACCCTCGGCCCGGAGAGGAACTTTTACGGAATTCTAAGGACCTCAGAACGATCATCGAACATAAGGCCGTATTGGCGCAATCTTATAAGCAAGAAAATCGGGGATATTGCCGCTTACTTTTACGACGCCAAAATCTTCATCTCCGTCCCGACTTCCACTACGGGCAACAATAGGATAATTGTTTACGACACTGAGAGGTCTAATTGGGCGGTTGACTGGACAATCGGCGCCAAGCAGTTTTTGGAATACACCGACACCGGCAATAAGACACGCCTTCTTTGTGTGCCGCCTTCGGGCAAAAGAATGGTTGAGATTTCCGAGAATATAATGAATGACAAAGGGATTCCTTTCCACCAGTCCTATATTTCCCCGCTTTTGCCGGTTTCCAAGACCAAGACCGACATTATGAATTTAAAAGAGGCGATTGTCGAACTTGCCAAACCCAAGGGGGCAATTAACTTTTCCGTCCTGGGGTTAAGCAAGGACAACAGCTTTGCGACTTTGGCCAGCCGGACAATTACCAGCTTTGCCGCCGATACGGGAGTCGGGGTCGACTTGCTTTCTGGCACGTTCCTGACTTCCACCTGCGACAACGCCAGCGGCGGCGAGGACCTATGGGAGGTTATTTTTACCAAGACGCCAACAACCTATGCCCAGGCGACCACCAAGGTCGCAATAAGGAAAAGGGCGAAGGTCTACGCTCTCCAATTCAAAGTTTCTTCTTCAACCGCAAACACCGACTTTACTATTTTGAATTTACAGGCAAAGGGGACACTCGTTCCGAGAAGGTTACCCAGCGCCTGGCTAAGCTAAAAGGGGGTGAGCAAATATGGCAGCAGAATCAAGCGATTTATTTAAAAAAGTCTCACGGCGTTGGGTGGGGCAGATCGGAGCCGGCGGGGTTGCCGACAGTGTGGCGACAACCGTTCCTCTTTCTTCTACCACCAACCTGCCGACTGACACCGCCGTTGCTATTGTAATCGATCGGGTTGACGCAAGCGGGACGCCAACGCCGACCCTTGAGGAAACCGTTGTCGGAGTCGTTTCGGGCAACAATTTGGTGGATTGTCTGCGGGGAGTGGAAGGAACCGCCCAGGCGCATAGCGCCGGAGCGGTGGCGGAAGTGCTTTGGACAGCAGCCAATGTTAACGATTTAGTTGACGGGATTTTAGTTGAACATAATCAAGCAGGTGGACACACGGATATAACCGCATCTCAAGTGTCAACGGATGTAATCGCCGAAAGAACCTCGGCATCAGGAGTAACGGTAGATGGGTTGCTGATTAAAGATGGTGGGTTGACCAATTGGGACGGCTGGATGTTTGCCAATGAAACTTGGACTTATGCCTCAGCGACAACAATTACAGTTCCAAGCGGGGCGGCTTCTAAGTATCAAAAAGGAGACAAAATTAAACTTACTCAAAGTGCCTCAGTCAAGTATTTTTATATTATTGGAGTAGCTGACACGGTTTTAACAGTTACTGGCGGAAGTGATTATACAGTGGCTGATGCAGCAATCTCGACTAATTTTTATTCTCATCAAGAAAATCCATTGGGATTTCCCGGAGTGTTCAACTGGACACCCGTCTTTACTGGTTTCTCGTCTAGTCCAACAGGAGGGGTAGCCACGTTCAGGCTTCAGGGGAAAATGTGCACGGTTATTTTCGGCAAATGGAGCAATGAAACTTCAAATGCTACCGTTTTTCAAATAACACTACCGATTGCCGCCGAAAAAAATCTAGACGCAATCGGACAGTGTACCGTTTATGATGCAACTGTCGCCCAAGCAGGACCCGGACATATGGCAACAACTGCCGGAAGTTTGACCCTTTCTCTTTACAAGTCCTTTTATCAAACGGCTTGGACAAATTCCGGATTGAAAAGCTCTACTTTTATTTTTACTTACGAGATTGATTAGTCGGAAGTCAAAGAGACTAAGGAATGAGATGAAAAAAAAAGAAACACCAAAAAAATTCATTCTTCAAAACTTTGTCTGGTTGGCAGGGGTGGTCATGGCTATTCTTAATTTGTGGTTGGCTTCTCGCCTTGCTCCTCTGTCTGAAAGTATTATCGTGATTAACCAAAAGGTGGAAGCGATTGAGAATAACGCCAATACTTGTGTTACCAGAAACGAATTTGTCCTGATAGGAGAAAGGTTGGACAGGATTCAAACTAGTCTAAATGATTTAGTCAAACTACACCTTAAACAATGAAACTACCGATTGAGTCTATTAGTCAAAGAGATCCCCGGTGGAAGGATATTAAACTGGGAACCTCTACCACTTCAACCATCGGCGGGTATGGTTGTCTTTTGTGTTGTCACTCAATGATGCTCCGCTATTACAAGCACGACTTACTCCCCGATGCCCTGAATACACTTTATAAGAACAATGGTGTTTACCAGGATGCCAGTTTGATTAACTACTGGAAAATCCCGGCGGTCTTTTCCGACATCGCCTGCCCGCCTGACGGTTTTGTCCAATGCCCGGATACTCCGGCCCCTCTTTCGGTTATTGATACTTACCTGGAAAAGAAGATGCCGGTGATTGCTCTGGTTGATTTTGACAAAACCCAAGGGGGCCTTCAATCGCACTTTGTTTTGATAATCGGCAAAGATATTAACGACTACTTTTGCAATGATCCATGGACGGGCGAGACTTACTATTTCTCGGCGGTCTACGGCCAACCCGCCCAGGGGATTTATGGCCTGAGACTTTACCAAGGCCCGGTAGTTATAGAGGAGGATAACTACAAGGTCGTTTACAAAGGCCAGATATTGGCAACTTATGAAAGAAATCCGATTGACAAAATTAACGAACTCGATCAGCAACTTAAATCAGCTAAGGAAAACCTGGCTCAGGAAATTCAGAACAACGCAGCGTTACAGTCGGCTCTTACTCAACAGGAACAGACTGAAAAAGATTTGCTGGAAATTATTAGAAGGGTAGAAAAAGAAAGAGATGATGTCATTATTGCCAAAAAAGAAGTAATTGACTGGAGCAAAGACCTCTTGGGGATAGATATATCTAGCATAGAGGCAGTCCGCGGCCTTTCTAGGGCATTACAGAGCCTCACAGCCTCGGAATTAGAGGCCAAAAGGGAAATTGAAAGGTTAAAACAGCTTTTTGATTATGAAGTTTTGTTAAAATTCGGTTCTTTGTTTTTAGGAAAAGCAAAAGGAGGTGAGGAGAAATGAAAAAGATAAAAAGAGAAGTTAAAAGACTTTGGGAAATTTCGCCGAAAGAGTTGAAGGTTTTGTTGTATGTAGCAATAGCGGCGGCGTTGGAAGCGGTTGCCAAAGAATTGAACGCTGATTTTTTCAAATTTATTCCGGAGATTTACAGAGTGGCGGCTTACAACCTTGTGGTGGTGTTTTTGGTAGAAATGGCCAAAAGACTTAAAACGGCACGGAAGTAAAAAAGAGCGAGGGGTGATTCACCTTAAGTGGATTTACAGTTGTAGCCTGTCCTCTCGCTTATATCTATTATAACACGGGTTAGCAAATAATTTAAAAGAGTGCTAAATGAACAGAAAACTAATGTTTAGTAATATTAACAATGCTTGGTGCACTCCTCAACCCTTTTTTGATAAGTTGAATATGGAGTTTGGTTTTACACTTGACCCTTGTGCTACTGAAAAATCAGCAAAATGTGAGAAATTTTATACAGCAAAAGAAGATGGCTTAAAACAAGATTGGCGGGGAGAAGTTGTTTTTGTTAACCCTCCTTATGGCAGACAAATTGGAAAGTGGGTAAGGAAATGTTTTGAAGAAAGTCAAAAACCAAATACGACCATTGTTATCTTGATGCCAGCAAGAACAGATACAAGATACTTCCACGATTATATCTTAGGAAAAGCAGAAATTAGATTTATTAAAGGCAGATTGACATTTTGGGATTTAGATGGAGAGAAGTTCAAAAAGGGTAAGTTTGACGAGATGACTCCTGCACCATTTCCAAGTATGTTGGTTATTTACAAGAATGAAAGAGGATGAAGCAATCATAGTCGGGTTTATTACCACTTTGTTTTTTACTGCTTTTATTATTAGGTTCTTTGAAGAAAGGAGTAGCAATGGGAGAAAGAGAAAATAGGCTTTTTCGGCTTCAGCAACTGCCCGGGACAGAACAGGAGCAGGCCCTCACCTTTGCCGAATTAAAAGAAGAAATAGAGGCAAGGGTAGACGAAGAAAAAAAACCCGGACAGGTCAAAGAGATTGAAAGGGCGCGTTTCTTGGCCGTCTTGGACGAAAACCTTAAATATCTCTATGACGAACTTATAGGCCTTCAACTCCATATCCGACAGATGGAAAACATCAAGGCGGATTTGTTTGAGGCGGAAGCGCAAGGAATGAGGATTCAGTTTGTAGAACAGGACGGAGAAATAACTTTCCGGGCTTATCCCAAAGAGCAAATGGGCTTTGCCAAACCGCTCAAGGTTGAGGACTCGGCCAAATGGCAACAAACGGCTCGACAACGGCAAGCCAAAAGGAATGGCTGATTGGAAACAATTAGAAAACGACCTCGGTTATCAAATTTATACAAAGGAGGAAATCAGAATGATGAAAGAAATCGGAAGAATAATCACGGACTCCAAAGGAACGGAAAAACCTATTTATCCCGGAACTTCACCCAACCTGCCAATTCAAGGGGAAGGAGAGATTAAACGCCCCACTTTTACCACTTACGAGGAGGCACTGGAATGGAACAAACAGGCCCAGAAGCACACCGAACAGGCCATCAGCTTCACCCAAGAATACGCCAAGAGAATAGTTGAACCGCAATACGGCAACCGGATCATGGTCGTAAATGTCAGCGATGTTCATTGGGGACATTTTGACGTAGATTACGATTATGTTGACCAGCTTTTTAACCTCATTGAAAAGACCCCGGACACCTATTGTATTTTCGGCTGGAACCTCTTAGACGCTGCTATTCCGGCCCAATTCCCCGATGGCGTGATGTGGTCGGGACAGACAGCCCAAGAACAGGTTTACACCTTCAGGGATAAATTAAGGCGGCTGGATGGGTTGCACAAGATTCTGGGGGCAATAGGAGATTCACGTTGCTACGATGGAGAAACGGAAGTTTTGGTTCGTAATCATGGGTTTGTCAGATTTGACGCTTTATTAAAAAATGAATTTCCCAATGAATTAGAAGTGGCAACTTTAAATTTACAAACAGGTGAATTTGAGTGGCAAAAACCAACAAGATGGATTAAAAAATGGCATAAGGGAAAAATTTATAATTTTGTTAATCAAAAAGTGAACTTTATGGTAACCCCCGACCATAATATGCTTTATTTTGAGAGAGAAGATAAACTCAATTTTAAAAGAATAGAAGCCCGGAATTGGGAACAGGGGGGAAAGCAATTTGTAAAAGGGAGTTGGAACTGGAAAGGTGTAAATAAAAAGAAATTATTTGGGTATGATGCAATTTTATTTATGCAATTATTGGGTTGGTATATTTCTGAGGGGTATGTTCATAATTTGAAAAAAGGAAATATAGAAATTTGTCAAAAAAAGGAAAGTAAGTATTATTTAGAAATATGCGAATTATTAAAAAAAATGGGGATACATCCCATCAAATGTAAGACAGGAGTTCAATTTACAAATAGAAATCTTGCTAAATACCTCAAGAAACTTGGTTATTCGTGGAATAAATTTATACCAGACGAATTTAAACAGTTATCCAAGAGGCATTTGTTGGCATTTTTATATTCCTATTGGAAAGGCGACGGTTACTTTGGGGATGGAAAAAGATGGAGGAAAAAAGATTCCCCAATTTGTTGTTCTACCGCAAGTAAACGACTCGCTTCCGATTTAGTTGAAATTATAATTAAGTGCGGATGGGGAGCAATGTTTTCTGAATGGGAAAGAGAAGCTGGTAATTTATTTCCAAATGGAAAACGGGCAAAAACAAGAAGAACACAATATAATGTAAATATATGCAGGAATATATTTCCACATTTTCGTTCTAAACCTAAAATTAGAGAATATGACGACTATGTTTATTGCTTGAGTGTTCCAAATGAAGTCATTTTAGTAAGAAGAAAAGGGAAAGTAGCCTATAATTTTCAATGTCATGAAGGTTGGATGAAGCGCACGACAGGCTGGATGATATATCGGGAGTTGTTTGAGGGGATTGACGTACCGCTTCTTCTTAACGGCGGGTATTTAGACGTTCAGGTAAAAGACGAGAGTTATCGGATAGGGCTTTTCCATAAAATTAAATACTGGTCTCAGTTTAACAAGACTCACGGCGGCGACAGGGCGATGGATAGGCTGGTGGATGCGGAGATTGTCTTTACTTCCCACCTTCACCAAGCCGCTACCGGCCAATCGCAGAGATATAATCCTCCTTTTACGAAAGAGACGGCGGTTGTTTCTTCAGGAACCTGCAAACTGCACGACAAGTTCGCCAGGGGCATGATGGGATCGGAAGGAGAAAAAGGCGGGCAGGCAATTATTCTCTGGGCGGATAAGCATAAGTTTAATACCGTCTTTGATTTGGAAGTCGGAAGCGAAATGATGTTTGACATGGTAAGGGCTAAAAACCTGGAGGAACTGGCCAAAGTGAGGGAAGCCATCAAAAACCTCTAAAACTTGAGCCTAAATGGCCCTTGACAAACAAAAATCAAAGGCTTATCATCGAAGTATGAAATCGACCGAAGTTCCATACCAAGAACGGCCAGACTACGAGAAAATCGAGAAACTCCTTAAATTATACCGCACCGGCAGCTATACACAAACCTCGCTTGCTAAAATGTGGAAGATCACCCGGCAAAGAGTAAACCAAATTATCAAGCAATATGGAAAGGAGGTGAAAACAAATGACTCGGGATCAAAAGGAGATCGCCCGCGAGATTGAGAAACTTATCGTCAAGCAGATAAAGAAAGACGCCGATATTCTTAAAGTTTCATACAGCAAGGGCTACAAGGATGGCTACAGATGCGGAGTTGATGATTACAGAAAAACAATAGATAATTTAAAGGAAGCTTACGAAACCGATAGTTGGGGTCATTATGAGGGATGAACGATTTTGCTAAAAGCATTGGCTTGGAAGAAAAGAAAAGATCTTATCCGGTTTATCAATACTCAATCTTTACCAAAAACGGGCGGGATGAGCAGTTAGTTATTCGGGCCGACACCTTTGAAGAACTGATAGAGGCGAAAAGAAACATAGACAAGATTTTAGAGAAAAGAGAAGTAGCCCCAGCTCAACCCACTAAACCGGCCAACAAGACCTTTGTTTGCGCCAAGTGCGGTCAAGTGGCCGAATACAGAGAGGGTAAAAACGACCAAGGAAAAGAGTGGAGAGGGATATTCTGCACCGATAAAGAGAACTGCAAGTTTGTGAAGTGGCTTTGAGCTTTGCGAGTGTTCGTTTCCGCAAGGCAACGAGCACTAAGGAGAACTCAAAAATGATTTACGAAAACAAATGTTCAGATTGTAAAAAACTGATTACCGAAGGCGAGGCCAGTTATTCCTTCCACGCTTGGGGAAAAGAATTGTGTTTTACCTGCCAAGAGAAGGCAAGGGATGAAGTAAGAAAACAAAGGGAACTTTTAAAAATCAATTAGCGATTTGGAAGCTTATAAGTTTTAAACGGACACGGCGGTTCGGGACACCGATTTTGAACATTTATTGTTCCGCCCCAATAGGGCCACCTCTCCTGAGCCGCTCTGTTTATTTAAAACTATGCGAAGGCCAGCAGAATGTATAACAACCTGCCCATACAATCAGTCTTAGCGATATATATTCCCAA